TGCACCAACTATAGGCCGCCTCGTGGGGTGAAGGCTGCGGCCGCCGGGTGGCGGCCGCAGGTGTGCACATCAGGTCAGATGGTCAAGCTGAGACAGAACGCTCTCCTTCCACTTCAGCTGCTGCACGTCGGTGCCGGACAGCTGCTTCTTGTGGACCTGCAGCAGAACGCCGAAGGCTTCGCCAGCCGGAGTCAGGCACCACTGGCCATCACGCTTCGTCTGCAGACCACGTCCTTCCAGCAGCTTGTTGAACTTCTGGGCAGAGATGCCACGCCGGCGGCCAAGTTCGGTCGGCGTGAAGCAACGGACACCGTCAACGACAATCGCAACCGGGGCCGCATTGCGCCATGCTTCGGGGAACGATGCGTCAGGCAAATTCGCTGCATCAAGCAGCTTAGCGCCGGGGAATACAAAGGAAATGCCGTCTACATTCAGCATCTTGCCGAGTGCGGGGCGGGGGAGATCGGGTACAACGTGCTTACCATGTTTCATGGTTGTGATTACTCGCTCAAGGCAGAGCATGAACCACAGCAAGTTGACGTTCGCTAGCAAGACGCTATGATCGCCGACAGCCGTTAGGGAATCCTAACTGCCTTGCATACACCGCTAGTAACGGTGAATGTAAGTTGCCGTAGTACACGTACTGCGGTTAGTGACGTAGGTGGCCTGAGGATCTCTTCGCCGGGACCTCGGGCCATCTTTTTTTGCCGGATCAGTACCTTGTAAACCGCGCCAAGGCGTGCTGGCTTCCGACAGCCCGCAAGATAGTGGGGGTAATGGGGTCCGTCAACGCCAAATGTAGTGAAATTCGGCAATCCCTTGTGCCGCAAGGGTTTTGCGATCGGCCCCCGGTACCCCCCCGATAGGACGCTTCAGACCTGCCGGAACGGCTTGCGCAGTCAAGACCAAATCATGTATGGGCGGTGGTACAACGCTCCGCGAAAACGGAACGATGACAGCTTCGGCTGACAGTGGCTTCGCGTCTTCGGATACCTGGAGCCTAGGCCAGATCAGGCAGCGATTCTGTGCTCGTAGAACGGGTGCCGCTTGTCGTCGAAGATCCGGTAGAACGCGGCTAGGTCGGCCGCGTCCGGGTTGAGCCAGGCGTCCACGTGTTCGGGCTTGATGTTGATGATGGTTCGGTCGTGGCCGGCGGCGGCCACTTCAGGCTCGGGGTCGTCGGTGATGGCCGCAAAGGACAGCAGGTCCGGCTCCTTGCCGGCCGGGTCCTTCCAGTGCGACCACAGGCAGGCGACCAGCATCGGCTCACCGGTGCGCGGCGTGAACTGCACCACCTGGTTCTTCCCATCCGGCCCCTCGACGTTCTCGTAGAACGTGTCCACCACCAGCACCCCGTGCGTATGGCCGAAGGCCGGTGCCCAGAACTTCTCCAGGCTATCGCGGCGGGCGTTGTAGGTGCCGGGGAAGCGCTGGTCGTAGTTGCCAGGCTTTCCGGCCAGGCGGCACTGGTAGCGCATGGGCCGGATCACCAGCTTGCCGCCCTCGGAGACGATCACCGGGGCATACACGCCGGGGAAGATGCGGCTATCTCTGTCCTTCGGCTCGGTGCGCTTCAGATCGGCCAGCTTGGCCAGGGCGCGATCGATCTTGTTGCCGGCGATCCGCACATCTTCCCGGGCCTTCTTGGTTTCCTTCACCTGCAGCGCGCGCTCGGCATCGGCCAGGCGCTTGCGGTTGGCGAACAGCTCCTGCTCCAGTACCGCGGCCTCGGCCCGGTTCCACTGCTCCACCTCAGCCCACACCGCCAGCTCCGCCGGGCTCGTCCCGGCCCGGAAGGCGTCGTCCATGGCCTTCGGGGTCTTGGGCCGCTTCTTGCCGGGGTCATGGGCGTACAGCGCTGCGAACTCCTGCAACGACAGGGTGGCGCCGGTCATCCGGACCAGCTTCTGATAGGCGGCGGTGATCTGGGCGGAATAGCACATGGCTGCCATCTCGCCCGAGCCAGCGTTGCGGCGGCGTGACGGCCCGCGATTACCCGAACCCCAGCGGCACCTCGGTCAGGTCCACGATAAAGATCGTGGCGTTCTGCGGCCCCATCGTCACGCCGCCCACAGGGAACGTGTTGGTGATCAGGGTCTGCGAGAACGTCTCATGCTTCGACATGAAGATTCTATTGTCGCTGGTCATGTGGAAAGCGTCGGCATAGGCGGTACACCGGTCTTGGGACACCGATGCGTAGTAGAACCTGGGAGACGGGATAGCGATGCCGATCTTCGTGCCCGGGAAAAACTGGCCGACCTCAGCGACCGGTGTATTCACCGGCGGCGGTGGGAGCGGCACAACCTGCAGAACCCGCACCCCCTTCCGCCTCGAGTCATAGAAGACAGATCCGTCCTCTCCGCGCATGCGCAGCCCAACCGGTCCGGAAGCAGCGCGCTCGGTGGCGTCGAAAGTGTAGTACTCCAACGTCTTGTTCGGGGCATTATTCGCTGCAAACACGTAGCAGCTAACACCCGACTGGACAATAGAGAACCCGGTGGTGAACGCGACACTGTCGTTGATGTACCTGATTACGTGCAGTTTCGTTGTTCCGGCAGTGCTCGCCAGCAACCCATAGTTGGACGAAGATGCAAACGGTGGTGAGCCCCCGGTTGAGCTGCCCTGAAAGGAACCCGTATCGAGCGTTCCCGACTTGGCCAGCTGCAGATTCCGATAGCCGGCCCCGATCTGGATCTGCCCGGTCCCTTGGTTCCGCACGCGCAGTCCGACGGCCATCAGCTGTAGATCCCATAATGAAGGGTGATGCCACCGACGGTTCCCGATGTGGGTTTGCTTGGGAACATTTCCATCCTGACGTGGTAGTTCACCACGTCAGGATCCCACGTCCAAGTGATGCCGTTTCCCGAGATGGTCACCGATGGCACCAGCATGCCGTACACAGATCGCTGGTCCTCGCATGTGAAGTAGTAGAAGGGCTCGCCGCCAGAAAAATCGTTGACGACGAGCCCTCCGTTCGCTTCAGGCGGCGCCACCCATTTGTTGTTGGAGTTCACCGGGTTGTAGAGAGGAAACCTGTATGACCCGATCATCTTCGACAGCTTGGTGGTGATCGAGGTCTCCACGTAACCGTTCTCGTTCCTCACGCGAAGGCCGACGTCCGTCATTACAGCAACACTCCAAGTTCGACCGCGGGGACCCCGTTCGGGTAGTACACGTAAACGCCCTGGTTGGTGATGTTCAGGCGGTAGCCGCCGGCCACGGTCCCGTTGAATTCGAACCCACCACCTGCTGCCTTGTTGATGCGCCAGCCGGTATTTCCCTGCACGTAGTCATCCGACTGGATCACCCCGCTGATCTTCGCGTTGGTGATCGCGGCATCTTCGATGTTGGCGCTCTTGATCCACGCCGTGCCGATCAGCGCTTGGCTGATGAAGGTCTGGCCGCCTTGGATCACGAACGGCGTGGTCACCTGGCCATTGATCACATTGATCAGGGCCAAGCGATCGGCCTGGAACAGGATCTGGCTCTGGAAGCTGCCGTCGGGCTGGTTCTCGATGCCGATACCCATGCCGGCCGCGTAGTACTGGCCGTTGGCCGCGATCTGCAGCTTCAGGCTGTACGAAACGCTGATCTTGCCGTCCAAGTCGACCAGTGCCTGGAAGGTCTGCTGCCCCATCGCCTGGGTCTCGCCAACCTTGGCCTCAACCGTATCGGCCCGCTTGGCCATAGCGTAGTCGTCCATCGCCGCCACCGCCTGCACGGACATGACTCCCGCATAGGCTGTGTTGTCGCCTGCGCCACCATCCGTGTCACCAGCGCCCCTGGCATCGACCTGCGCGAAGATGCCGTCGATCCTCTTCCCTTGAGCAAGGACCTTCCCGTCCAGCTCGCCGATATCCAGCTCGACCTGGTTCATTCGCCCGGCTAGTGCACCGGCCTCGGCGATCGCGTCGCCCACGTTCATCCACTTCGTGCCTGGCGGCGTTTCATTGCCGTTGCCCGGCCCCTTCCACTGCCAGATACGGCCGTTGTGGACCACCGTCTGCCCGGGCTCGTAGGTAGAACCGGCGGTCCAGATCAGCGGCACCAGGCCGCTGGTGCTCTCGATCTTCGACAGCAGGTCCTGGCCCAGCGAGCTCTCCACGATCTTCCCGCGGAAGTACTCCTCGTACGCACTGAGGTCGGTGCTGGCCTGCCCCATGACGCCGACACCGGCCGGATACCACGGGCCGATATTGCCGCTCTTGTCCACCAGCCGGCCCCAGAAGTAGAACTTGGCACCTGCGGCCAGGCCGTCGAGCTGGTAGCGGTTCTGCGGGTACGCGAAGTCGGCAAACTTCGTGGCGCTGGCGCGGTCTGGCCCGGTGCTGCGCCAGATCTCGGTCCGCTCGGTGTCGGTGGCACCGGGCGGGAAGCCCCATGCCAGCTGGATGCCGAACACCACCGGGGTGGCCGTCAGCGAGGTCAGCGCCGGCGGCGGATCCGTCTTGCCCTTGATGTCGGTCAGCATGCTCAGCGTCGGCTGCGATACCGCGTTGAGCGCGTTGACCGCGCGCACCCGGGCCAGGTACTTGCCGGCGTAGATGCCCCGGACCTCGCAGCTGGTGGTCCCTACCCTGCCTGCACGCACCCAGTTCAGATCATCCCGGCGCCATTCCACGTCGTAGGCAATCGCCTTGTCGGCAGCGTCCCACTCAACGGTCAGCACCGGCGTAGCGATGCCTTGGTCGATCACCACATGGGACGACATACGCACATTGGCCGGCGGCGGCTGCACGCTGGGCGGAATGACGCTGATCGGCGGCGGCTCCAAGCGGGTGCCGTCATCGATGGCCGCGAACTTGTCCGGGCGATGCTGCAGCGCCGTGATGCGGTAGGTGAGCCCCTCCTCCTCGGCGATGCCCAGTACCCGGAATTGCTGCAGCACCAGGTCGGTCGACTCGGTCGCCCAGATCGACTGTGCCACCGGCACCGCGCTCCAAGGCGCCGAGACGGTCACCACGCGCGTGGCGGGGTTGATCCCGTTGATGGTCCGCGCCTCGGTCTTGCCGCTCGGCAAGGTCGCCCGCAGGCGGTCACCCACGGCCATTGTCGGCGGCACCACGTCCAGGGTCAGGCTGTTGGCCGTTGCCGCGCTGATGCGCCCGGAGTTCCGGCGCCCGGCGCGATTGGCGTCGGCCACCTGGATCACGTCACCGGGCATGCAGTTCAGCGCGTCCAAGCCCACGGCGAAGGTGACCGTTTCCGTCTCCAGGTTCTCGCTGTAGAGGATGTGGTTGCCCACCCGCTGCGCCTGCGACTTCGAATGGCAGCCCAGCGCGGTGACCTCGATCTGGTTCACGCCATAACGGGCGATGCCATCGCGCAGCTGCACCGGCTCAACCTTCTGCCGGCCGAAGTCGTCCGGGTCGGTCCAGGACACCAGCGCCACGGTGTGGCGGACCTTGCGAGCGCTTCCCTCGTAGGTGAACCGGCCATCGACCACGTTGGCCTGGCTGTAGGTATAGACCGGGTCCTTGGGCATGTCCGCAGAGGCCATGACCTGACCGGCAGCATAGAAGCTGATGCCACGGAACATGCTGGCCATGTCCTGCAGAACCTTGTACGCATCGGCCCGGGTCTGCAGGTACAGGCTGCAGGTGAAGCGCGGCTCCATCCCGCCCATGCCATCGCTGACCAGCTGATCGCAATACTGCGCGATCTCGTACAGCCGCCACTTGTCCACCCAATCCAGCGGGATCCGATTGCCCAAGCCGAAACGGTCGTTGGTGACAATGTCGAAGAACACCCAAGCCGGATTGTTGGTCCATGCCGACTTGAACGTGCCATCCCAGATGCCGCTGTAGGAGCGCGTCCGAGGGTCGTAGTTGCTCGGCACCCGAATGATGCGGCCCCAGATCTGGAAGGCACGCGAGGGCACGTTCTGGAAGGCGCTCGCGTCCACCTGCACCGCCGCCAGCGCACAGTTGGGATAGCGCAGCTTGGCGTCGATGATCTCGGTCAGCGACTGCACCATGACGATGTCGGCGACCGTTGAGCTGTTCGCGTTCGGCGTAAGGCGGCGGACGCGCACCTGCCATTGGGTGCCGGCCGGAAGATCAATGCGGTGGCTTCGCTGGTACTCGCTGGTAGTCTTGCCCCGGAACGCATTGGTCAGCACGGTACTGAAGGCGCCACCATTCACCGAAAGATCGATCGCATACTCGATGGCGTAGCCTTCGGTGTCGCCGTTCTCCGTGTTCTGCCGCTGTAGCGCTGGCACGCTGAAGCGAATGCGTACTGCGGACAGGTCAGCGCCCGAGACCGTGCGGACCACGGGCGCGTTGCTGCGCAGTTCGACCCCGACCGTTACCTCGTTCTCGACCGAGGGGAATCCAGCGATGTACTCCTGGTCCTGCGTGCCCGCGCGGGATTCCACGCGCACGCCAGCGAAGTTCAGGGTGCCGTCGCTATTCTGGATCGGCACCTGGTTGAGGTAGACGGACTGGTTGCCCGCGACCAGGCCCCGGATCTCCCCCTCGCCGATCAGGTCCAGGATCTTCGCGTAAGAGATCGAGTGCAGGCTGTCGGGCGTCTCGACCGGCGTGCGGGCGTTTCCGCCGCCCTTGCCACCAGCACCGGCAATGGCCACCGGCGAGCAGGCACGCGCCAGCTGCGTCGGCTGATACTTGATGGCTACGTTCACTGCTGATCCTCTGCGTAGATTCCGCCGCTGATCACAGCCGAGCCCGCGAACATTCCCTTGGTGTCGTGGCCGCCGTATGCGACAGGCACAGGGTTGCCCTGGGCCTGCGTGTTGACGGCGCCATTCATGCTGTAGTTCGGGGTGTTCTCGGCGCTGTCCTTCGCACCGAGGCCTTTAGGCTGCGGCGCGAGCATCTGGGCAACGCCCCCCAGCACCATGACGCCGCCTTGGAAGACGAGCTGGTAGTTCTGGGTCCAGACGCCCACCACGATCAGAACGACACCGAGGATTGTCTGGAGAATGCCGCCGCGCTTTGAGCCCACCAGAACCGGCGCGATCCGGATGTCGTCAGTGCCAGGCGGATCGTGCAGCTGCTCCTTGGACAGGTTCTGGCGCCCGACAAACACGGCGAACTCCATTCCCTTGGCCTTGGCGCCCATGAGGTACTGCTGGAAGCCCGGCAGCAGCACACACAGCGCGCGCACGGCCTCGGCGGGGTTGCTGACGGCCAGGCGGAACTTGCGCCCGAAGCGGGCGCCCAGGAGGCCATACAGGCGGATGGTGCGTAGCCGCTCAGCCATGAGTCGCCTCCCGGTGACGGACGATGTAGCGCGTCCGCTCTGCCCACATGCCGCCGTAGACCACCTTCTCCGACAGGCGCCCGTGCATGTGATGCAGCATCTGGCCATCGCCCAGGTAGACGCCGGCGTGGTTCGGCACAGGCGAGCGGATCTGCATCAGCACCATGTCGCCGCGCTGCGGCTCGCCGTCGATCAGCTCGAACCCTTCTGCACGCAGGCGGTCCAGGCTGTAGAGGTCCTGGCCCTTCTCCCACCAGTCGTCCTCCCGCTCGTACTGGCTGAGCACGATGCCCAACTCACGGGCGTAGAAGTCGCGCACCAGGCTGTAGCAGTCCAGCACCCCGTGGGCGAACTGTCGGCCGACCAGCGGCGCCTCATAGCCACAGGGCTCGATGGTCTGCAGGTCACCACACTCCGGATCGGAACCGGTGCACTGCCCCACGCTCACGATGTGCCACGGCAGGCCGCTGGCTTCGCACATGACCCGGTCGGCATCCGATGCCGTGGCCGGGGCGTTCGGGTGGCTGTGCACGACGGCCAGCACCTCGCCCTGGTCCTCCGCATCGGCATAGTCCTCGGCCGGCAGCCGGAAGTGCTCGCTGGGCGTGGTGGCCACGTTGCGGCAGGCAATGAAGACCTCACCGTCGGCCGTAGCCACAATGAGCCCGCAACACTCGCGCGGGTACTCGGCCACGGCGTGCGCCTGGATGGCCTGCAGGGTGCTCTGTTGCATGGTCTCGCCCATGAAAAAGCCCGCACATGGCGGGCTGGGTGGTTACTCGATGGTGGCGTGAATCAGGTCCGCAGCAGGCCTGCGGCCGGGAACCCGCCATAGGGCAGAGGCTTGTCGGCGCCGAAGCGCAGCTTGCAGCTCCTCACCCTGCCCCCGCACTGGTCGCGCGACGGGTCGGTGGTCGGCACGTCATTGGCGTCGGCCACGGCCGGCCCGGTGTAGCCACAGAACGGGCCGCGGTAGCCGCCCCGGATCAGCCAGCCGCACACGCCCGCGATGACCTGTCGACCCGGCAGCTGCTCGCCGTTGAGGTCGATCGCCGTGGTCAGCTCGAACTCGACCACTTCCTTCGTCTCTGAGACCTTGCGCTCGATGAACCAGATCTCGTCGAGGAAGTGTTCGTTGGGGTCGGCGGTGGGGTTGCGGCCGGCGTCCAGATCAGCGCCGGTATATTGGTACTCGGTCGCAGCAGTTCCTTGCTCGAACTGAACGTTGGTCACATCCATCTGGATCGCTTGGCCGGCAGCGGTGGACTGCACGCGGAAGTAGACACGGGCAGAGGCGGCGTTCGGTGGCGCGATACGAACCGCAGTGGATTTCCTCTCGAACTGAGCGGGCATGGCGAAGCTGTTCTGCTGTGCGCCTCCGATGGTCGCCCCTGATGAGTCAAGGAACCAAATGATGATCGACGGCAGCCCTGCCAACCCGCGAAAGTAGGCGCTGCCAACAAACCGCTGTCCTGGTTCGACCGGCACCACGCTGTCGGGCGTGCGCAGTTCCAGGTACTGGTTGGCAGCCGAGGCGGTGCCCGACATTCGGACGGCCGTGCCGCTGCCAGGCAGACCTGACGGGACGTATGAACGAACGGTCCCCGGCGTGTTTCCTCCCCAGACCCAACCTGTCGGCGGATTTGCGTCGGATATGCGCAGCACCAAACCACTGTTGACCAGCCGATTCCTCAGCGGCGGGAAGTTCTTCCCGTCCAGGTACTTCACCAGCGTCTGCCGGCGGATCACCTTGGCCCCGACCATGTCGCCGTACAGCATGCACATGGCGGCGATCCGGCCGTCCAGATTGCCGACCTTCAATCGCGGGTTCGGCGGCTGGTCGCTGGTGCGCTCAAAACCGGTCGCCTCAATCGGCCAGGCGCCGTACTCCTGCCCCTGCCACCAGATCACGCCCGACTGCAGGTGCGCGTGGAAGAACAGCTGGTCGGCGCCGAAGCTGCTGGCGTCCAGCTCGTAGACCGTGACGCGGCCACCCGGTTCGAGCTGCTGGGCATCGGCGGTGATCATGCCAGCACCACCGATTCACCTGTGCCCAGCGGTAGGGACACCTCGCCAGGCCAGTTGAACGTCTCCGGCTGTGGCAGCAGAGCACGGACCTGATCCCAGGTCTCGATGCCCACAGGGGCGGCCAGCACCAATGCCTCCAGCTCTTGGTTCACCGCGTCGCGCCAGGCCACCATCGCCCGGGCTTCGTCACGGTAGCGCGGCACGCTGCTGTTGAAGTAGCTGCAGCACGTCTCGATCGTGTCGTAACGCCGCTCCTTCACCCACGCAGTCATCCACTCCCACGCCACCGCACGGATCGCCTGGTAGTGCTCCGGGCTGTGCAGGACGTAGGGCGGCGGCATCGGCGCCGGGGTGTTGGCCTCCAGCCACTCCACCGGCCACAGATAGCTGTCGCGGGGAATGAAGGCGCCGGTCTCGGTGCATTTCAGGATATTGGGGTTGCTCGTCAGCTCGTACATGTCAAAGCTCCGCATCAGCGACGTAGTGGAACCAGCCGCCCCAGCGGCCGGCCGCATTCGTCCAGTTCAGTTCGAAGGCGCTGTCTGATGAGTACGGCAGCTGCGTAAGCACGATCGAGCCGCTGTCGTTGGCCACACCACCTCCAGCGCCGTTGCTGGGGTTGTAAATCGTGAGGGCTGGAACAGCACGCTTCTGCACCATGTAGGGTTGGACGAAGTACATCGCTGAACCAGTCACGCCCGCCTGGCCACCGCCACGGCGACCCAACTGCTGCGCCACGCCAGGCGCGACTGACATGGGATAGCTCTTCTCGTAGTAGCGCTGGCACATGACCAGCTCCAGAGCAGCGGGGCGCGCGTCGAACGCCGTGGCGGCACCCCCTCGCTCCAGCTGCGGCCGGCTGTAGGTGACGCCGGTGGCGGTCAACTGGACCGTCATGTTGCCGCTGCCCGATGGGGTCAGAGTCACGCCTCGCCGCCCGGTGCCGGAGGTGATCGTGCCAGTGGCCCCGCCAACGCTCACCGTGATACTGCCGCTGGGGTTCTCCACGCTGATGGTCAGCGGCTGACCCCACGCCAGTACCGGGGCCTCCACGATCTGCTGCAGTGGCCCGCTGGTGTGGGTGAAAACGCCTGTTGTCGCGTTGATGGTGACGTTGCAGCCACCCGCGCCAGCCTTCCAGCGGTCGTACCCGTATGCACCTGCTGCCAGCGCACCGCCAGCGAACACCCGCTGGTTGATCGGCAAGCCGCAGTTGATGAGCATATTCTTGCCACCAACCGCGCCCACTGCCGCCAGCGAAGCATAAAGCTCGGTGAAATTGTCGTTGCATTTCCCAAAGGCCACCGGGAACAGGTCGCCAACCCACGTTGGATGCTGGGTAAGCAGGTCAATGAATTTCTGCGCCATATCGGCTCCTACGGCTGGAACGTCTGTTCGAAGGTGCAACTGATACGGATGTATCCTTCGCGCTCATCAGTTGCGGACAGTTTGGTGCAGCGGAAGCGAGCAGCCGGCTCGTTCGGCGGTGTCCAGAAGAAGCTCTCTCCCCTGGTCTTGCGCAGTCGCAGGAATGCTCGAACTCCGGCCATGTCATCCGCTTGCAGGTGACCCCACAGCTCGAGGTTCCACGTCTGCCGCTCGCTGTTGATCCCGTCAGGGGCAACCTGTTCATATCCGTCGCCGAAGCGCGCGGTTTTCTCCGCATAGGCATACTCCACCTGCGGCTCTTGGCTGTAGACCAGCCAACCGAATGTTTCGGTCATAGTCGATGACCCTTGAAATGAAGGCGTAGACCGCGCAACGCATCTAGCAGCCGCTTTGCTACCATCGGGCTTCCTCCGGTTGCTGAGCGAGCGGTCTGAAATGAAACTGAAACTTGAGTCGTTCTCCGCCCAAGAGCCTGTCGGCGAAGACGGTCAATCTGTGGGCGCTGTGTTGCGCGTTGTGTTTCGCGATGGCCTGCCCGGAACGCTGGGTGTCTCTGGCACCATCGGCATTTCGTTCGAGCACCCCAACCCGGCCGGCCTGACATTCGCCGAGGTCGAGCGCCTGGCGATCGATCGAGTACTCGACGCGATGTGACCACGGAAGGGCTCGCTGCTTGCGAGCCCTTTCTGTATCCGCGTCAGTCCGTGGCTACCTGCCGTTCTTCAATGCCCACAGAACGCCATTGGGCTTCATCTGCTGGATAGCCCACTGCCCCGCCATTGCGTTGAAGCTCCGTTGGATTGCGCTCTCTGAGCTACGGCTGGCAGCGCCATCGCCAGCCCCATCGCCGCCGTTCTGCACGTTGATCGTGCTGTCGATGCTGACTGACGGCCCGCCGGCAAGTGCACGAGCCGGCGATCCAGCACCGACAATGCCGCCGTCTACATAGCCACGAAGGCCGCGACGCATAGCCTCGACAACGCCCAAGCCACCAGCCCGGGCAATGTCCGTCTGCGACCAAACCACCTCGCCCTTGTGCACAACGCCGGCGGGCTCGTACTTTCCACCGTCGCCGGTATAGCCCCCGGCGGAGAAACCCCACGAGCCGGAGAAAAGAGAGCCCAGGGTGCCGGTGTATCCACTGCCTCCGCCAAAGCTGTTCGCGATGCCCATTGCGGCTTGCCGAAATGCGATCTTGGACAGGTCGGCCAAGATCGAGCGGGTCATGTCCGAGAAACTGAGCTTGCCGGTCTCAGTGAACTTCGCCCAGACGTCCTCGAGGCCGCCGAACACGTTGGAAACCACACCCCCCATCTGCTGCGCCGCGTTGCCGGCCTGCTGTTTGTAGTTCTCCCAGGCACTCGCTGCTCCCAACAGCCAATTGCCCTCGGCCTGCTGCAGCTCCTGATAGCCGTCGCGCACGGCCTGCACGCGATCCAGCGTCTTGGCCAGCAGAATCGCTTTCTCCTCCTCGAAGGTGGAGTCGTCGATCTGGTCTGCATTGCGCTGCAGCGTCAGTTGGCGCAGCTTCTCCGCCTGGTCGTCGTAGGCATCGTTGATGCGCTGCTGGATCTCGAACTCACGATCACCCATGCCAACCTGGGCAACTCGCGTCTCCAGGTGACGCCGCAAGGCGTCGTTGCTGGCCTCCAGCGCGTCCGAGTACGCGGCGATCGCGTTCCTGCGGGTCTTGACCGCGCGCTCTTCCTCGGTCGCCAGCACCTGCAGCTTCGCGGCCCCGTCGGTGCGCACCTTGGCCAGCCGCGCCTCCAATTCGCCCAACTGGCGCTTGACCGTGATTCCTTCCTTGCCCGCGACGTTCTGCCGCTGAAGGAAGTCGATCTGTGCCTGCAGCGATCGCGCATCCGCGTCCGTGCTGGCCTGCGTCAGTTCCTTCATGCGGCTGTAGTAGGCCTCAGCCGTGATCTGACGGGCTGCGTACTCCGCGCGCAGGGTCTGGGTACTCGCCGATATGGTCGCCTGTTCCTGCACCAGGTCGTCCTTGTAGCCTTGGAGGCCTGCGCCTCGGGCAGCAGACCCAGTGCTGGCTTTGGTCTTCTCCTTGTACTTCTTCTCGATCGCTTCGACCGCGGCTGCACGGCGTTCTTCAATCTTCTCGACTTCGGTCGTAAGGCCAGCCGCCTCGGCCTTTTTCCGAGCAATCTCAGCTTCGCCATTGATCCGACCAATCTCAGCACGCTTCTTACTGATCTTGGATTCCTGCTTATCGATGATGCCGTCCATCTCGGCGACGAAGTCCAGAGACGCTGCCTGTGCGGCCTTCAACTCGGCGTCCTTTCGCTCCTTCGAAAGGTCCGCTGCAATTTCTTTGATCTGCTTGGCGCGGGTCTCGATGCGCTGCTGGTACTCATACACCCATGCGGCACTCATGCCATCCGCGACACCCTTGTTCATCGTCGCAACGTCTCGCTGGTTTGCCAGCAACAGCTGCTGCATTTGCATCGCCTGTGGGCCAGCACCGGTACTCGCCTGCATGGCCCCCCATGCTTTCGTCGCTTCACTCCAGATGGCTTTCCATCCCTGAATCACTGGGTTCTGGCTTGCCCTAACCCGTGCGAGCGCCATCTCCGTTTCACCTGCTGAGGCCCGCGTAATGACCGTTGCCGCGTCCTGATTTCGACCCTGCTCTTGTAAGGCCTTCACTTGCTCATAGAGCGCCACGGTCATAAAGTCGATTTTCTCGTTCAACTCGGCCGCGTACTTGACTGGGTCCTCTGCCAGTTTGGCGTAGAGGGCAACCGTTTCCTCGATGGATTGTCCGGTAATCTCCTTCATCGCGACAGCGGCATTTGCTACCGCCTGCATGTTCTCTGCAGCGATCTTTCCATTGGCGCCGATGGCTACCGCAGCCTCCTCACCAACGCCTGCCGTCACCTGCAATGCATCGCTCGTGTTCTGCGCCAGCGTCACGAGCGTGAGGGTAGTGGCCGCCGCCTCATTTCGAGACAGGACCAGCGCCTTGGTATAGGCCTCCTGCTGCTTCTCAGCGTCATACCAGGCATAGACCAGGACACCGACAGCCGCCGCGGCCACGGTGTACGGATTCACCATCCCCAGCAGCGCCGACGAGACCCCCTTCAATGCCGGCTCCACGCCACCGAAGCTGTCCTTGATCTGTCCACCCTGCTGCACCAGCACGGTGAAGAACGGCATGCCGCCCTGCAAGCTGGTGAAGATGTCGGTGAACTGAGCGGGCAGCTGGCGCATGGCCTGTGCGGTCTGGCCAGCGGAAATTCCGAGGTCACTAATCTGGTTCTTCACTGGCAGCGGCCGTCCGGCCTCGCTGCGCACTTCGCGCAGTTGCCGGGTCAGCACACCCAGCCCCTGACGAATGTCGGCCAGGTCCGCGCTGATGCGGACCCGCAAGTTGGCAGATGGCTCAGCCATTGGTAGGTAGCTCCTTCGGGGGATGAACAGGGTCACCGCCCGTCATCAAGGTCTGGTACTTCTGCCAGCCGGCGGCATCTGCACCGAAGGCAACACGCATGGCAAGCGCGAAGTCGACCAGCCGCAGCCGATCATCCCTAGCGGCAGCTGCGGTGAAAGCCCGCAACTGCGCAAGGGTGTAGCTGAGCACTTCGCGCCGGCCGTGTCCGCGCGCGATCAGGAACTGGACAAGGTCGGCGGTTGCGGGAGGCTGACCGCTTCCCTGAGCGCCACCACCATTCGCCTCAGCCGTAGGGCAAAAAAATCCCGATTGAGGCCCGCCACCGCCTCGAGAAGCTGGGCCACCTCGTCCAGGTTGCCTCCCGCAACCCACTTCGGATCGCGGTCGACTGCCACGGCCAGAGCCGCGCCAATCTCGGTGCTGTCCTGTTCAAGCAGGTCCAGCACCAGGGCGCCGACGTCAACCGCCGCGGAGCCGTCGGGCAGGCCGGCGATCATGGCGATGCGCCCGATCGTCGAGCGACAAGCCGCAATGAACGGCCCCAGCTGCTCGAGCCGCAATGGCCCCACGACGAGCACCTCACCGCGAAAGGGAACCGAGCGAGTGGGCGGCGTGATGGCGTCCATGTCCAGCACAGTCACTTCTCCTGCTGCCAGTAGAAGTAGGCCGACTTGTCAGGGCCCGTCGCCTTGGCCACGTCCTTCACCAGCTTGCCCGGCACACTGCCCGAGCCAAACTCGGTACCGATCATGCCCATGCTCTCGATGACGCCGCCGGTGACCTTGTGGCACACCAAGCGCACCATCTTGCCGCCGCGCGCTTCATTTGCGCCAATGAACTGCATCTCGTAGTACTTCTGGCTGGTAATGGCCGCCTCGACCTGCCCCAGCGCGGCATGCTTGAAGGTCACCTTGACGTTGGGCGCACCCGCCACCGGTGCCGGGATGGCCGAGCCCGCGGGGATGAAGAGCATTCCGCGCTCGAGCCGGTAGTCCTTCCCGGCCTGGTAGGCCGTGGACCCGGTCGAGGGCTTCACATCGGTGATTTCACTGGCAATGCGCGACAGCGGCACATACGCGCCAACCACGGCAGTGGCCACCTCATCGGTCACGGTGGCCGCTGCCACATCAGTCGACTTGCCACGCGTCACGCGTGCGAAGTTGGCTGCATTGAAGTCGTGGAACGTGTAGCTCAGGTTGTAGCCGGTGACGCGGTCCACGCTGTTGGCGACGCCACCGCCCGGGTTCTGATAGTCGGCCAGCTCGACCGTAGTGGACTGCGGCGCGACCGCGAATGCGGACACGTTTCCGACCTCCTCGAACGGCAGGCCGCTGTTCCACTCGCGGATGAGGACGATGCCGCTGCCCAGGTAGCTGTAATCTTCGGCCATGATGGCTCTCCAGTTGGGATGCCGCTGTGCGGCGGGTTATTTCTTCGGGATGTTGGTCTGGTAGGTGATCAGGACTCCCACCCAGCCCGCGCCAGCTTTCTCCGGCATCAGGGGCTCCATGCCGACATAGACCGGCACTTGGATACCCTCGGCGTAGTTGCGAGCCGTCTCGCGGCTCTCCAGCGCGGCCTCGACATCGCTGACCAGGTCATCGAGCCCCGCCTGGTAGTCCTCGATCTGCGACGGCACTCGGGCGATCACGCTGACGGTCGTCAGCCGGTGAGTACTGACCTTCGCCGGGTCCGTCGCCCGCTGTTGCTTCTCGATGACAGCAGTGAGCACGGCCGTCGTGTCCTGGTCACCGGGCGTCGGCTCCAGCGTCCAGCCAGTGCCAGCGTCGGTGAGGTAGCCGTTCGCCTTGCTGATCTGCTGCAAGGTGACGCCCATTGCTTCCAGCAGTTGCCGGCGGGGGCTAGGCATTGGCCACCTCCCACTGTGCAGTGGAAGCGTCAGCACGGAGCGGCTGCACCAGCTTCAACCTTCGACCGCTGCCGTCGATACGGACCACAGCGCCTTTGCGGGGCGTGACCTCGCTCAGTTGCAAGGTGATGCGATCGAACGTGACCGGTACCGGGCCGGCGTCGACTTCGCCGAACTGCTGCACGCTTTCGTCCAACAGCACGGTGCAAGGCGTCTCCGTTCCATCGTCGGCGATGAAATGAGCGGCATCGGCAACGCCTGCGGCTCCAAATGCCTTGAACGCCAGGGCGTCGAAACGCTGCATGAATTCCTTCTGATTCAAGGCAATGGCCTCGCTGTTTCCATCGCCTTATCCAACTCGCGCTTCAGGTAGAACGGCATCAGCCGCTTCCACGTGTCTTCGGCCATGCCGAAAATGTCGTAGCGCTGTTGGTAGGCGGCGGTGTTAGTGAAGATGAAGATCGAGCGCACGGCCGAACCCCAGCCAGTGCTGATCCGCTCGTAGACGCCAGGCCGGAGGCGACCACGACGCTTGATGATCACGAAGTACTCGCCACCGGTGGGCGCGCGCGTCCTGCGCCGTTTGGCGCTCGTCTCGGTCTGGTTCTGGTGCTTGTCCCGCTGGGCACCCAGCTGCGACAGGATCTTGGTGACCTGGCCGGCGGGCACGTTGCCATACTGGTTTGGCCGGGCGCCACGGCCCATCACCGCGAACTGGCTCGGCGACAGCAGTCCCCTTCCCTGCAGCAACCGTTCGAAACCCTTGCGCCTACGCTGGCCACCCTCGACCTCCGTCAGCAGATACTTCGCCGGCGGCGTGCCCTTGAAGGCCTCGTCCCTGATGTAGATCTCGGCGTACGGCTTGTCCTTTGTGGCCTTGCGATAGAGCGCCGCGTTGGTGGTCAACGGGGTCGGGCGATCGAACACCCGCCCCGCCTGCACCTTCCACCGCTCCCGGATCTCGTAGGCAACTTTGTTGGCCGCCTGTGAGGCTGCGTAGGGCAGCTGCGACTTCTCCAGGTCGCTCAGCTGACGCCCGAGCGCGTTGTCGGGGTCGACCCCGATCCTGATCTGGGCCATACAACCTCCTGCCAGGCCCGCCGAAGCGGGCCAGGCACTGCTGGCTTACTTCGCGCCCGCCTTCAGGCGGATCACTGCATCCGGTCGGGTGTTGATGTTCAACGGGTTGGACTGGCTTTCCAGCTGGATGCCCTTGTTCATGCGCATCGGGGCGGTCTTGGTGTAATACGGCAGGCCGATGCCGCGCACCGTTTCCAGGTAGTCCGCCGGCGCGAAGCGGGTCAGGAACATGTCCGGCACACCCAGAGGGAATGCGATGGCTTCGCCGTCGGCCAGAGCCAGATCGCCGCCGGTGTTGCCCTGCAGTTCTTCGAAGGTGATATCGCCGAACACGAAGCCCTTGCGGATGTCATCGCGCAGCGCAGCACCGTCCTGCCAGCGCTCGTAGGCCTTCTGCACTTCCGGGTGGTCGGTCAGGGCGTCGAAGAAGCCGGCGCTGCAGAACACGTGGATGCCGGTGTACGGGATGCCGCCCAGCTTTTCCTCGATCGCGCGCTTGATGGCCATGCACTTGGCGCGGACCTTGGTGGCGTCCTTGTTCAGCTCCATGCCGATGACGGACTGGTCGACACCGAATTCTTCGTAGAAGTTGATGATCACCGAGCCGTCGGCATCGAGCAGTTTGCCCTGCAGCGCGCCCATGCGGTGGTATTCGATGGTGAAGTCCAGGTCGCGCTTGTGCACCACCTGCAGCGCGTTGACCACGGCGGCAACGTTGTTGCCTTCCGGGTCGGCCGGGTCATAGACACCCAGCAGCTGGTCGGCCATGACCGTCGAATTCTGCGGCAGGTGGGTGGTTTCCAGCAGCTTCACCTTGCCACGCTCCAGGCCCTTGGGCTGACCGGGCGCACCACGCGGCACGTTGGGGACCAGCACCAGCTTGGTGCCGTTGATGCCCACCTTGACGATGGTGGTGCCAACCAGGCCCTGTTCCTGGAACAGGCGCATATCGGCGAGGCGGGTGGAAATGCGCGGCAGGTTGTTGATGTAGGCGTTCAGGGCATCGAAGCTCAGCACGCCCAGCGCCAGGAGGGTCTGCAGATCCATGGTGATTATTCTCTCGATAGGGGATACGAAAAGGCCCCGCCGAAGCGGGGCCAAGGGTCAACGGGTGAAAGGGGCGCTGCTAGGCGGTCAGCCGCCGGCAGCAGCGGAAATGGTGATGGTCCCGGTGGTGGCTTCATCCAGGTCGGTTGCGGTCACCTTGAGGGTGTAGTCGCCGGCGGCGCTCAGCGTCGCGGCATCCCAGGTGATAACACCACCCACGGCTGCCTTCGCGCCGCCTCCAGCCAGAGTGCCGGTGCCGGTGGCCTTGGCCAGGGTGGCGCTGACGGTGCTGCCGGTGACCAGGGCGCCGAACACGTCCTTGACATGCGCCACGATCGGGCCCAGCGCCTCACCGGCGGTGCCGGTCAGCGGGGTGGAGACAAACACCAGGTGATCGGCCGCGTTCGATGCGATCGGCGGCTGCGTCCAGCGGGTGATGATGCCCGACTCAGCCAGGCTCAGCGCGGCCAGCAGCTTCTGGTCAGCGGTGACGCCGCTGGCCCACACCAGCTTTTCGCCAAATACCTCAGCGTCGCGCGCGATCGCCGCGCCCTTGACGGCCAGCGCCGCGGAATCATTGCCGGTGTCGATCGGGCCGTACAGCACCTTCACCGCGTCGGTGCCGTTGGCAGCGACGGTGTTATCTGCCTTGAGCAGGGTGCCGGCGGACAGCATGCCCTGTCCGGCCGGCAGACGGATCAGTTCACGGCTGCGCTCGCCGCCCGCTTCGGACAGCAGGAATTCGCCGGTACGGGTGCCGGCCAGGGAGATTTCCATCGTCAGTTACCTCGTTGCTTGTAGATGTGGTTGGGATTCAGCTTCGCCTTGTTGTCGGCGGCGCGTTGGTCGGCCATGGAAGCCGGGTGTGCGGTGACGACCTGGGTACTGCGGCCTTCCTCCGCCTTCATCGACAGCAGCTGTGCACGCACCGTGTCGAGGTCGGTGTTCTTCTCGATGAAGCTGGCTGCGAGGGTGTCATCGCCACGCAGCGCCGCTGCACAGGCGTCCTGCACTGCGGTCGCGTACTCGATGGCGCTGGCAGCCGTTTCACCCTCCTGCAGCGGGCGCCGCAGCACGGCCACCGCGAGCGCCGGCGGCAGCTCGCTGGATGCGATCGCAGCTGCCAACGCAGCTGCCGGGTTCTCCGCGGCTGCTGCAGGCGGTGCGGGTGCGGCCTCGGGCACCGGTGGCGGTGCCACTGCCTCCGGCTCGTCGTCCGGGTCAGGGTTGCCCGGCGCGGGTGGCGGTGCCGATTCGGCTGCGCCGAGGTGCGCGATCAGGTCGTGCCAGGTGCCGATCCGGGTAGCAAACCCAACCGCAACTGCGGCCTGGCCGCGGTAGCAAGCCGCCTCGGTAGCTCGAACGGCCTCAGCATCCATGCCGAGGTTGCGCGCCACGGTGTCGACGAACATCGTGCGCATGTCCTCCAGATCCGCCATTGCCTCGGCATGCGCCTCTTCGCTGAGCGGGAAGTTGGGGTTGAAGTCGACCTTGCGGGCACCGGCGAAAAGCGGGGTGACCTTCAGGCCGATCTGTGAGTTGTTGCCGCTCCAGTCATGGTGGAAGCGGACCACGCCCACCGACCCGACACCACCGGTGCGGCTGATCCAGATCTCGTCGCAGGCAGAAGCGAGGGCGAAGCCGGCGGAGTACGCATGGTCATCAACCAGCGCATACACCGGCTTCCGGCCGCGCGCCTCGAAGATGTGGTCGACCAGGTCGAAGCAGCCAGACGCCATGCCGCCGGGCGTGTCCAGCCGCAGGATGATGGAGGTCACCGCATCATCGTTGAGCAGCTCATCAAAGAAGTCGCGCACCGCGGCATAGCTCACCGGACCTGGGCCGCTGGCGCCGGGCATCGGCCTGTTGACCATTGCGCCGGACAGGTTGATCACACCGATCAGTTTCTGGGCGACGCCCACCGACTGCCCGTCGGCGCCGGATACTTCGAAGCGGTCGGCCTTCAGCACGCTGTCGTCGCTGGTGACCTTCCCCTCCAGATAGCCGCCCACCAGTGCCTCGCCGATGGTCGGCTGCACCAGCAACGGCTGATTGAGGACAGCGGCAGCGAGCGAGGCCACCACAGGCGCACGGCTGCCGCGACCCAGCATACGGGCCAAGAGGCCAGGCTTACTCGTCATCGTCATTCCCTTCATCGTTGTTGGCGCCAGGAGCGCCGGGTTTGTCGTCCTGCCGGGCACCGGAGGCGTTCGTACGCCTCGGGTCGCTGTCGTAGCGAAGCCCGGCCGCGTCTGCCCGTTCGTTGTCCAGCGCCTGCTCGGCATCGACCTGTTCGGGATCCTCGCCAGCGCCTAGCACCACCTTGCTGCGTGATTTGAAGCCCGCCCGCACGGCCTTGAGTTCGGACGTCACGTCCTGCACGGGGTGGCTCCAAGGCCAGCCCTCGGGCACCCACAGGGTTTCGGTCACGTCGTCACGCAGGGCCGCGTAGCGCGGCACCTTCAGCAGACCCGACAGCACGGCCTGGTCCATGAAGGCGTCGCGGACCCGCTGGCAGAACATGGGGATCATGAAGAGCCATTGGTCCTGCTCGATTACGCGGCGGAACTCATTGAGGATCAGGCGCAGCGCGCGGTCGGAGACGTTGCGCAGGTCGCCGGTGAGCACCTCGTAGGGCACGTCCTGGCTGGCACAGATCGCCAGCAGGTGCCCACGCAGAAACTCGGCATAGTCCGAGCCGGCGCTGGGCGGTGCGGCGAAGGTGACCTTGCGGCCCGGTGGCAGCTCCTGCAGTGTTCCGGGCTCAAGGCCACCGAGGGCCGTTCCGTCTGCATCCTCACCGGTGATCAGATCGCCGATTGCATCACCGTCTTCCCCATCCGCGTTGGCTTCGGTGGTGATGAAGCCTGCGAACAGGTTGGCCAACGCCTGCCGTTCCAGCACCGCATCATCGAGGCGGTCCAGGTTGAACATGCGCAGCAAGGCGGGAGCGGATCCCGGCACGCCCCGCATCGCACCCGCACGGTTCGGCCGGTACAGGTGAAGCACCTGCTCTGCCGGCACGCGCACCAGCTCGTTGCCGTTGACGGTCAGCTGCAGGTCGCCGGGGTGCTCCCGGTACATCCAGTAGGCCACGCGGCGGCCGATGCTATCGACCTCGATGCCCTGCCGGATCACGTTGCCGTTGCTGGCCACGCCGTTGTAGTGCTGCGGGCACTGCTCCGATTCGATCAGCTGCACCTGCAGCGGCACAGGCAAGCCGTCCTCGGGCCGCCGGTACCGGATGCGGGCGAATACCTCGCCGGCTTCCTTCCACTCGCGCCAGGCCAGCGCCTGCAGGCCTTCCCACACCAGAACGCCATCGGCATCAGCGTACTTGCCCCAGCGCGTCCACAGCTTGGTGACCTTCTTCTTGTGCTCCTCCGTGCCCCAGATCGGCTTTGCCTGGATGCCGGTGGCGATGCCGTTGGACACGCTCTTGTTGAGCGCGCTGACCATCCACGGGTCATTCCGGGCCAAGTGCCGGGCCCGTGCCAGCAGCGTCGGCAGACCCAACAACGATGCGTTGGGCCCGAGCGACGTCGGCCGGAAGGTACGAAGGCGGCGACCGTTGCCGGCGGCGCGGTAGCTACTCTCGGCGGTATCAGACATTGCCGGTCCCCGATTGGTAGAGGCGCACGATGCGGCGGCGCCGCGGTGCGCCTGCGGCCTGGCCCAGCTCATCGCGCATCTGCTTCAGCAGACCGCGCATCTCCTTCAGGCTCTGGTAGGTCACGGTGCGGTCGGCATAGCGGACGCTCAGCACGCCGGCCGCGATCGCGGCCTCCAGTTGCTCGACTTGATTCTTGGTGAATGCCATTTCAGCGTCCCAGGTACTTGCTTCTGATGACGCGGCGGGTGCGCGCACGCGGCATTGGCGCCGGCGCGACGTCGTCTGCCCTCACGTCTGGGTTGTCGTCCCACGGCGCGGCCCATGCCGGCGGCGTGGTCCAGTTGATGGCCGGAACCTTCAGCCATAGCGCCATGCCTTCGGCATAGCCGCACAGGTCGAAAGCCTCATTGCGTCGCTTCGCCAGGTTCTCCCAACCCTTTGCCGTACGCGATTCCGCCGTCAGCTCGGCGTAGAACGCCTCTGGCAACCAGTCGGGGAAGTGGTAGTAGCCCGGCCCTGGCTCGGCCCGCTTCACGTTGGCGTCTACGGTGTCCTTCAGCCGGTCCACGTTGAGCAGCAGCTGCGGCACATCACCCTTCGACCCTGATTTGCGGTCCCGGCGCTTGCTGCTGTCGGGGAAGGTCTCGCGGAACAGACCGCCCTCGCGGCGCGCGTCACCCTTGATCAGCCGGACCCTGGCGTGCAGCTTCCTAGCCTTGAGCGAGCGCCAGAACTCCAGCGCGCGCACCGAGGTGCCCGACTTGCCACCCCAGTCGATACCCACCGCGTGCACCGGCATGCTGCGGCCAGTGGCATCGTCCAGCGGGTAGCGGCGGCAGATCACCTTCTCGACCAAGCGTTCCCAGTCTTCCAGGTACTTCGGCGGGTCCAGCGGCAGGAAGCCGCCTGAGCCGTCTTCGCGCTTGGAGGTGCGCAGGATGAAGGAATCCACCACCCAGCGCTCCAGCTGGCCGGAATCGCCAATGCCGAAGCCCAGCACCAGCACGACAAAGCGGTTGGCCTGAACGTCGACCTCACCCAGCAGGAAGCGCACGCCGGCGGGAACAGCACCAGCAGGCCAGACTTCGGCGCGTTCCTGCATCTCGTTCGGATCACTGGCCGAGCGCGCAGCCATCGGCACGTAGTTGATCGCGCCGTCCACGTTGTGCGTGGTCTTCAGCGGGCGCTCTTCGCCGGTCGTGGCGAAGGTTCGCAGCGCCTGGAGGTATCGCTCGATGAGCGATTCCCAGGACTGGTAGGACGCCGCTACGCCGCCCAGCCAGTAGCTGGCGATGCGCGCCTCCGGCCTCTCACCGGTGACCGTTCCATCGGCGTGCACGACCTGGCCCTCCGCAGCCCACACGCCGCTGCGGTTCATCCCATCCTTCCACCGGTGCTGCAGGCCTACACCGCAGTGCGGGCAATGCAGCAGCGAATAGTGCCGCGCCATCTTCTGCACGTCGTCCAGCACGACACGCTCGAGCAGTTCCTCCATCGGCGGCAGCGCAAATCCGTCATAGCCTGGTGCTGCCTGAAACCGCTCTCCGCACTCCGGGCAGGGCCAGTACCAGCGCCTGCGGTCACCGCGCGCATACAGCGCGGCGATGCCGGCGGCCGGCGGGCCTTGGTGCGGGTGCAGCGGCTTCCAGGCACCGTCGGCGTAGTCGGTTGCCGGGCTCGATTCGGCCACGACCATGCCGGCGGACATATAGGTTTGCGTGCGCTTCAGGCCCAGGCCGAAGCACTCATCGATCGTCAGGTCGCCGGTGTAATTGTCCACGTCCGTCATCAGGACGTCGTGGATGTCCTTGCCGGACAGCACCGATACCGACGGCCAGCCCATGCGCAACGACATTCCCGACCGGAAGAACTTCAGCAGGATGTTGTCGTCGTGGGCTCTTGGGCTCAGTCGGGAGCGTAGCTCCGGGCTGGCGGCGATGCTGCGGGCGATACGGGTCTTGCTGTAGTCCTCGGCCGCATCCTTGGACATCTGCACAACCATGGCGTCGGCCGGGTTGCAGGTGATCAGGTAGGCCAGGCGCGCATCGATCAGCGAGATGGTCTTGCCCGACCGCGCCGGGCCTACGAACACCACTGCCTCGTAGTGTCGGCTGCCGGTCGTATCCAGCGGCTCGACCATGTAGGGCGTCGTGTCCGGATCCCAGGATCCGGCTGCGCCGGCGGCATTGGCCACCTGAAGCACCCGCGCGCCCTCGCTCACCCTGATCCGGCGCGGCGGCCGGATCATCTCGGCAACGCCTTGGCGCACGCTACGCGCTGTCGCGTACGTCGTCATCGGTGATGCCCTCGTACATGGATTGTCGGACGCGATCGCACTCGTCCTGGACCTTCACCACCTGCTCTGGCGTGAGCCCTGCCTTGCGCTCGAGCACATCAGGCAGCGTGTCGAAGAACTGCACGACCTTCTTCACCAGCTCGGCGTAGTCGGCCTCGACCTCTGCCGCCGGCACCAGCTGCCCGATGGTCGACTCGACCTTCAGGCGCTCGTTCTCCGACTGGTAGTAGGCGCGGCGTTCCATCGGCGGCAGGTCGCGCGGATCGACCACGCCCTCCGCGCCGAACGCCGCGGCGCCCGGATTCACCAGCGCCGGTGCTGCGTCGGCCAGGCGATAGACGTCGTGCCCGGCGCGCTTGGTCAGCGGCGGTACGCCGGCCTCCTTCAGCCGCTTGCTGGCCGTTCGGCGGTCTATCCCGAACTCATCCGCCAGCCTGGCCACGGACCAGCCCTTGGTGAATTCGTGGATGTCAGCCATGTCCTACCCGATGCACAGCCTATTCAGGCATGAAAATGCGGTTTCTCCCGGCAAAAACCGCCAAAAGTGCGGCCTGTGGTGGAGCACCCTAGAGGCCGAAATACTGTCTTTTACCGGGGTCCGAATTCCCCCCGGTGGCTGTGGATAAGCCCAGGGGCCCCGCCCCATTCAGCTTACTGTGGATAACCTGTTGATATCCACCGTTTTCGTTCAGTTTCGCATTCACGCGAACCGATGTGAAACAAACTCGTGAAACATCAGGGCGCGAGCGCAGGCAGCGGCACCGTCTTCCCTGCCAAGGCGTGGGTGCAGTCGCTCAGGAACTCGATCTGTCCGTCGCGAACGAACGAATGACAGGTGTGGCACATGCTGATGCCGTCCTCGTCAGGGCAGCCCTTGTCGCAAGGCTCGGCGATACCCCTTCGGCGCTCCTGATCGTGCCAGTCAGGCTCATAGCAGCAGCCGCCTCGCGCCAAGATCGACGGTTCCAGCGTTGGCCGGTCAGAGCTGCCGTTGAAGCGCCATGCACTCGGCCTGCCATCGACAGGGAGTGTGTGGTGCAGGTTCCAGCCAGGGCATTTGAAGGACAGATGCCCTTCATAGATTTTCACCACGGCCGTCATGGCTGGGGCACCTGATAAGGCACGGGCTTTCCTTGCACCTGGTCGATGGCATCGAACTGGGCCTCGTACTGGTCCAGGCACCTCTTCCGGCCGTTGCTCACCTCGAACACAGCCGAGGGTTTGCCAGCACGGATCCAGCTGCAGCGCTTGGTCAACGCGCCGTCGATGGGGACATAGGTGGCCACCGGCACCTCGATGATGTCCGGGGCCGGCGGGTTGGGCTTGGGCTGTGCCGACTGGCATGCGCCCAACATCAGCGCCACAGCGATCAGAAGGATGCGCATGTCAGTACCCCTTCAAGTTCGGGCAGGCAGAGTCGAGCAGCTCCAGCGCTGCTTTGCATGTATCGGGCCGCTGTTCGTATCGCCCCCGCCATGTGGCAGCGTCTTTCTCGGACGCCTCGACCTTGCCGGCCAGGGCCCGCAGTGCCTCTGCACTCTCTGCCCGGAGGGCTTCGAGCCTCTCCGCTTCCTTTCTCAGGACCGCGGCGATCTCGGCAAGGCGCTGATCTCGGCTGGCGACGTCGGCCTGCAGCCGCTCACTGTCGGCCTTCCAATCCGCACGCACCTTCACCACCTGCGCGCTGAGATCCTTGATCTTCTGCTCTTTCTCATAGGCCGAAAGGCCAGCGACCAGGCAACCGAACGCCAGCACCCCGCAGCAGACCTTCATCACGCTTCCGGGCTTACGCAACCAGACCAGCGCCTCAGCCGCCCAGCCGACCAGCAGGTCCCAGAGGGCCTTGAAGAACCGAATCAGAACGCTCATGGCTTATCGCCTCCGATGGCGCCGGTAGCTCTTTCCACCATGCGCACGTAGCCGGGCAACAGCCGGCGAATCAGGACACCGGACAGGCCGGCCAGCGGCAGCTGCGGGGCGCCGGCCAGTGCCGGCCAGATGGACGCGGCAACTGCGATGACCCATGCGGCCACGATGGCGTAGGCCACCACTGCCACTGCCAGCGCGGCCCAGCGCGCTGCCGTCTGCAGCAATCGGTGGCCGCGCCGGCGGTTGGAATCAGCAGCAACCCGCTCTGCATCCTTCTCCGGCAGTAGCAGGACGCCGATCAGTGCGCCGGCCATTGCGACCAGCAGCACGGACTGCGGCACGCCCAGGATGATTCGCTCGGCCTCGCGCAATGCGTCAGCCGTCGCCGGCGCCACCACCGCAGCGGTGAACGTCCCGACGAAGGTTTTCAGGGTGCTCATCGGTTCGGTCACGGCGCCACTGCCCCACCAGCCTTGCGGTAGGCAGCCAGCAGCTTTTCCACGGCGTGCTCCGGCTGGCCGTAGCCTGCGCCCGGCAGGCTCGCCCAGATGTTGCGCACGGCCTGAATGGCGTCGGTGATGCGTCCCGCCTGAATCAACGGAAGTGCGCGGCGTTCCCGGATCAGCTGGATGGCCCAGAGATCCTGCGACAGCGGCCCGAAGTCCGGCAGCTTCAGCTGCGCGCGGTAATGGGCATAGTCCTTCAGCATGAACTGGTAGCGGCCAGATGCGTTTGAGGTCAGGCCCTTGTTGTTGATGGCCTTCGACTTCCGCCCGCGGGAGAACGGATGCACCGAGTAGTCGGCGAAGATCTCCGGCACCCGGTCGGCACCGGTCACGATCACGTCGTAACCCTGGTTCTTCGTAGCCGGGCTGGTGCTGGTGCCCTCCGACCAGGCCAGCATGTCCAGGAAGGCGACGACGTTGGTGCCGCCGGCCTGTTGAGCGGTGATCTTGGCCATCAGAGGTTCCTGCAGAAGAGTGCCCGCCCCGCTGCCGGCTAGGCGCGAGAGTTGATCCGGACGGGGGATGCGGGCGTAAATTAAGGTGCGGGAATGCACCAGGTTCCTCCCAACAGCAAGGTCAGGAAGAAATGCTGAAAATCTTTGTTGATACGTGCGTATGGCGCCACTGGCTCTCGTGGATAGCAGGTCGAATCAGCGACCTGTCACCCCACTGCGCGGACGCCACCGCATTCGATGACGTTCTCATGGCCATTAAACGCGGCCACGTGCAGGCCCAGCTTCTGTACGACGAGCGGGTAATGCTTGAGCTCGGGGAGGCACTTGCTGCAGAGGTCAGGAGGCGAACCGAAGGCCATTCAACCCGCGTACCTATCCCGCTCACACGAGCAGATGGCTCGTTCAAGGCCGACGGGAGCATCCTTCTCGGCGGCATCCACGGGGGAAGCCTGGACATCCTGCTCACGGCGGATGGCGTGGACCATGAACGCCTGGTCCATGAAGCCGCTGAGCGCGCGCGTTCTGCCGGGACGTATCTGTACGACGAGAAGATTCGGCGTAAAGAATTTGATGTGGAACACCTGGAGGCGTCACTCGAAGCCCAGGCCGACTACTTTGTCACTTCCGATGTCAAAACGATCATCCTTCGGCTTCAGCGGCTCTCTGAAAAGTTTCCCGACGATCAGGCACTGCAGGCTGTCACGAGAACCCTGCGCCGACCGACACAGCTGAGAGGGGAACTTGTCTCGGCAGCGACTGGTTTTCAGTCTCCCTGAAACGACGAACCGCAGGTCACTGGACCTCCCGAGTCCAGGCCTGCGGCCGCCACAACCTTTCAGATGCCGACCGCTGTCCTCACAGCTGTCGCGCGCCGCCGCCTCTCACGATAAGCATTCTTGCGATGGGCCTCGATCAGGCGCTTCATGGCGAATACCTTCTCCAGATCCACATCCTCAAGCGCCCAATCCTTGACCCTGGACATGTGGGCCTCGATTGCAACATTAAGCGCCTGCTTGTGCGCCCCGTCAGTCCAATCGAATCGGAACCACTCCCCATTTGAGCCGAACGGCGCCAGTTCAACGTGGAGCTCCTTTTCAATCAGCCTGGCCTGGGCGCGACTCATGCACTTAACCATGCCCGCCTTGACCAACGGGATTGGACATCCCGTCTGGATAGCACCAATCCGTGAGTTTGGATCGTCACTGACTCCAATCTTCACGTACATGGGGCCTTGCGCGTCGCGGGCCATCAATACGTATACGTAGCATCGTCCAAGGGCCCAACGACCATTGCAGTCGTACACACCGCTATGCACTTTATCGCCCATAGTCCCAATTGGACACGAGTTCTGGTTCCCGATGCAACTGCGGTAAGGTTCCTTACCGCAGTCGGGCGAATGCGGTAAGGTTCGCAGCGACTGCGGTAATCTTCCTTAACGCCATGGACGCCCCAATGACCGATCCGACTATCTTAGTTGTCACGGCAAATGCCTCTGATCATGTAGCCGTGGTTGGTCAAGCCGTGAGTTCATTGGAGAGATCACTTGACGATCTGGCTGTGACCATCGTGATGAACTCTGGAGATAAATACACCTTCAGGTTCCGATCAGTAGAAGAGGCACTAGCGTTTTACGAGAAGCTGATCGAGTTCCTCAGTAATGTTTGTTCGGTTCAAGACGTGTTGAGCATTACCGTAGATGGCTATCCGGACTCAGGCGAGGATGATGTTAATGACCAGGGGGCAGATGGTTCTGCTGATCAGATCCAGCAAGAACCATCTCGCATTTTGATCTGACAGACTGATTGATCCACCGAGGCCGCGAAGCCCCACGCGTACCTGCGTGGGAAATTCAACGATTGAACACCCTCCCGCTGAACTCCTTCCGCCCATCCTCCAGCGCCTGGCGCAGCGTTGCAGCAGCGATCCCATACACGCGCAGGTAGTCCCCCTTCCGCATCTTGGCCGCCTTGGCAGCATCCTGCGCCGCGATCTTCCCTTCGGGCCACACCAGGTCGTTCACCGCGTCCTGCAGTACCAGCCTCATGCGCCAGCGGTCGGCCGGGTCATCCATTCGCAGCGCTGGCTTTGCGCCGCTGCGGCGCTGCCACTGAACCTGCCGCATCACCCGCCTGGCTAGGGAGCGCCCCAGCGACGACAAGGACACCCCCTGCCCGCGCAGCGCCACCGCCAGCACGGCCTGCTTGGCCACCGAGTCACGCATCATGCCGACGGCACCGGCGATGTCGGCAGACGTCAGCGGCGGCATGGTCGACCGGCCGTCCGATGGCTCGCGGAAGCTCCCGCCTACCAGCATGCGGGCAATCAGCTCGAGCGGATCTCGCTCCAGGGTCGGCTCTGGCACCGGCGCTCGGCCATGAACCTCCCTGACCGCCTTTGGCGCCGGCATGTAGACCGGTCGGTTCGCCCAGGCCCTGCATGCGCGCTCTTCTGCATCTGCACCAACATGCAGCTCTCCGCGAGCGGTGCAGCGCGCGCACACCACCTGCGCGGTTCGGCGGCTGCCGTCGCTTCCGCGCGCGCGCATGCGCACGTCGTCGCTGCCGCAGTTTCCGCACGGCGTCAGGCCCACCCCGGGCACGGCCACTGCCGACATCAGGCCACCTCGCAGTTGCTGACCCAGCGGGACCGGCCGTCCTGCCAGACCTCCCACAGGCTGCCGTCGACCTGACACCTGATGGGGCCCTCCTTTCCTTCCAGGTACAGGTGGTGGGTTGCCTCGTCCAGGCTGAGGAATTTGGGAATCATCGGGAGGTCTCCATGGTTGTTACGTTGGTTGTTTCCAGGGCCACGCCCTGCTGTTGAAGGAACTGCTGGGCCAGCGCGCGCAGCTGGTTCTCGCCTACGTCCAGGCGCTCCGCCAGGTGTTCTCCCGGGCTGCGCACGCCCTCGATCTGCTCGCGCTTCACCCCGAGCACGTCCGACACGATCGGATCGCTGCCGCTGTCGGAGAGCAGGAAGTACGCCATGACCGGCTCCGTCTGGCCGTCGCGGTGCACACGGCCGATGCACTGCTCGTGGACGCCGGGAGACCAGTCCAGCTCGCCGAACACCACGGTGCTGCACACGTGCTGCAGCCCGTCGATGCCAGCACCAGAGCGCAAGCTGATCAGCATCACTTGGCTGTCCCCGGAGATGAATGCCTCCTTCGCCGCCTGCTTCTGGTTCGGCGACTCGCTGCCGGTGTACATGACCGGGTTGTACGCAGCCAGCTTCTCCTGCCAGATGCTGTAGACCTCACGGTGCCACCCGAACAGCAGCACCTTCTGGCCGCTTTCCAGCAGCAGCCTGACGAACTCGGCCACGTAGGGGGCCTTGGCCACGCCCGTCGCCTGCCGCAGCAGCCGGTCGAACTCGCCGGCAGCCTGCATCTTCTCGCCGCGGTACTGCTCGTTGGCTCGCAGGATGATCCGCGCCAGCGCGGCGGCATCGCCGGTGATGGCGTCCAATGCCTTGGCGTCGGCCTCCACCTCATGCGGGATCTTCGACAGTGCCGGCAGCTCGCGGCCCACTTCCTTGCGGGTGCGCCGCAGCATGATCCCTTGGCGCCGCAGGTACTGGCCGAACTGCTCGGCGTCCTGCAGCTTGGCCTTCTCCCCGGGCGCGGAGATGCACCATTCCCGGAGGAACTCGTCATAGGTGCCCAAGCAGCCCGGCAGCAGCGGGTCGACCACGTGGAAGAACTCGCACCCGTAGTTGTAGATCGGGGTAGCGGTCAGGCCCATGCGCAGCCGTGCCCGGCTGGCCAGGTGGCGACAGGCGCTGTGGATGCCGCTGTCCGGACTGCGCAGCTGCTGGCATTCCTCGAACACCACGTACTGCGCTATCTCCCCCAGCGTCTCAGCCCAGCCCCGGAGCTTGTGGTAGCTGACCAGGATCACGTCCGGCAGCGTGTCCCACAGATCCTTGATCCGCTGCTTCGGCTGCCGCACGAGCGGGTACGGCGCACCCTTCCTGATGTGGTGCACGCGCAGCTGCGGCGCGAACTCGGCCAGCTTCTCCGGCCAGTGGTTCGGCAGTGCCGCCGGGTACACCACCACCGCCGGCAAGTTGCCCGGTGCGGCCATGGGGCAGATGCCAGTGACCGTCTTGCCGAGGCCAAGATCGTCGGCCAGCAGCAGCCCGCCACGGATGAACAGCTGCGCGCCCGCCACGCGCTGGTACTCCCGCGGCGGCTTGGCCAGGGTGAACTCCGGAATCTGCACGCGGCCGGCAAGCAGTTCGCCAAGGCTGCGCTCCATATCCACGTGCTCGGCGGCCAGCAGCTGCAGCGCGCGCTCGGTATCGGCATCCATCGTCAGCGGGTAGCGCTGCGTGAACCACTGCAGCTCCCGGCTGTTCTCTGGCGTGGCCGACAGGTCGATGTGCTCAGCGGCATGCTGCCGCACGCGGGGAAATACGCGCTTCATGCGCGCGCGCACCTGCGGCTCGCAGATCACACGCCAGGTACTGCCGGCGGCGCTGTACAGGAGGGTTCCATAGGTCGTCTGCATCACAGTGTCTGCCTCTTCAGCCGGATGATGTTGAAGGGCTTGCCCCGCCAGGCCGGCCGGGCCACGAGCGGGCGTTCGCCCCAGCGTTCGGTGGTGACCAGCAGCACCCCGCGCACCTGCGGCAGGTTGATGTAGCGCCCGACCTGCCGCAGGGCGTCCGCGAGCGAGCCGGCCACCTTCACCTCGATCACCAGGCCATCCAGCCAGAAGTCAGCGCGGTTGCTGGCGTCCAACCGGTACTCGCGCACATGCGCATGGCCTGCCTTGTCCAGGACAGTGGCCAGAACCTCGTGCAGCTGGACCTCTGACCCGTAGCGATACCCGAATCCGGCCAGCAGCCGGCCAATGCCCTTCAGCTGCAGCTGCTCTTCCATGGCGGTGCCCGGCTTCAACGGTGCCACCTCCCGCTGCGCGATGGTCGGACCGCCTATCACTTCACCCCCAGCGCAGCGCGCGCCTTGGCGTACTTCGCTCGCAAGCAAGCCGCCGTCACCGGGTCCAATAGAGCCAGTCGCGATTCGTCGCTGTTGTCGGCGATATCCGCCAGCTTCACCTTGAGCGACAGGGGATTCTGCCGAATGCTCCAGTAATAGAACGCCTCGCTCTTGTTCACACCCCGCGTCAGATCGAACACGGCCTCCACCACGTCCTGCGGGAACAGCATGACTCTCGTCCCGAAGGCCGGCTGATCCTCCAATACATCGTGGAGCCATGCCACCATTTCGGCGGCGTCATCGCCGGCGACTGCCGCTGCGACCCGAGCCACATGCTCGATGTATGGCCTGCCAGCCTTGTCGGTCTGGGTGGCATGTGCCTCTTCCGCCAGCCAGCGAGCCTCATTCACCAACGCGCTTTCCATCAGGCCACCTCCGTAGCCAGCTGCAGCGCGGTCGCCGCATCGGCCTGCGCCCAGGTCATCTGGTCCCGGTCGATGCTCTCGGCCAGCCGCGACAGGCCTTTCGCGGTCACCAGCACCTGCTCGTGCACACGGTCCGGCTCCCCTTCCCGCCGCTGCACGCTGGCCTTGTGGGTCAGCACGCCCTGTTGCAGGCGGTTCTGGTACGCCAGCCAGTTCTTGCTGCCGGCGCGGCGGTAGATCCATCCGTGCTCGGCCAGCCAGGCGAACAGCTGGCGCGGCTGCACCTGCAGCATCTTGGCCGCGGTGCTGATGTTGAAGGCGCCATCGGCCTGGGTCAGCCGCAGCAGAGCGCGCACCTGCGGTTCCTGGTACTGCACGCGCGCCTCGAGGATCTCGGCCTTCTCGCTGTAGGACAGCAGCAGCGCGCGCAGCGTCGCCGGGTCGGTCAGGGCCTGCATCGGGTCAGGTGCCGGTGCGCCTGCCGCCAGCGCGTCATAGGCGCGGATCACCTGCAGGCTGAAGCTGGGGCTGATCCACATGGCATAGGCGTAGACCAGCTCGCGCACCACGTAGCTGCCGCCGTAGCGGCCGGCAACCGAGTGCACGGGGTAAACCCGGGATTCCCCGGAATTGGCCAGCTCGGCCACCAGTTCCTCGGTCTGCTTCAGGCGCTGCCAGTCGCTGGGCTGGTGCCGCTTGGCGCCACCAGCGGCCTGGTGCAGGTCGTTAAGGCAGAACCTGCCCACATCGTCGCGGCGCACGCTGGCGCCGCCAATCATCATCGCGTTCAAGAGAACACCTCCGTTTTCCAACCGCCGCCGGGGGCGCGCTGGACTGCCAGGAATCGGAACGGGTACATCTCGGCGGCCACCTTCACCTTCACGCGGGCGTCTTCTTCCCAGAAGCCCTTCACCTCGTGGGCCTCCAGGTCGCCGGCGGCCGTCATCACGAAGAAGTCGATGGTGAGGTGGGTCTTCTCGGCCAACTTCAGCTTCACGGACTCGAATCGGAACCAGGCGATTTCACCGGCGGCCAGCTGCAGCGCCAGGTGCGCGGCGTAGGCCTCTTCCGTCTTGTTCATCTCGCCCGGCACATGCCGGGGCCGGCCGCGCGCGACCTTGCCGGCGGCGTTGCCGCTGCCGGTGGACTGCGCCGCCGCCGGCGGCCGGTAGGCGCGCGCCGCGGTCGGCGGCGGCGCGGCAGCGGCCGTGCTTGCCTGAACCAGACGGCGCATGCCCTCCGGCATGTCCTGCGTGGAGGCGTAGCGCAGCGAGCGGCTGGACGTCTTCTTCGGCGGCATCAGGCGGATGCCTCCGCAGCGCCCCACACGCGCAATGCGCGCTGCCGGAAGGCTTCGAACTCATGCCGGGCGCGCAGCTGCGCGGCTTGGTGCTCCCGGTCCATCTGCTCGAGCATGCAGTCGAATTCGACGTTGAGCAGGCCCATCAGCTGCTCCATGGAGATACCCCCCCGGGTGCGGAGGGTCGGCGCCGGTGCCAGCTGCGGCATGGCCAGCTGCTGCTGCCCGGACGGCGGCAGGGGCATGCTGTCCACGCGGCCGGCGTCAGTCACCGCCCATGTGGCCTCCGGGCGGCCGTGGCGAGCGCTCACGCGGTTCTCGCAGCGGCTCACCAGCCCGTCCCGGTCCAGCTCGCGCAGCAGGCCGGCGGCGGCGGCGGTCGTCAGCAGCATGGCCTCGCGCGGTGCGCCTCCCTCGAGCGCGGCATTACCCATCAGCTCCAGCGCCTCGGCAGCGGTGCTGTCGCCATGGACGCCCAGGCAGAACAGGATCAGCTGGCGCTGGTAGGCGCGGACGTCAGCCTGCTCCATGTGCGCCTCCGAAACCCAGCTCGGCGGCAGCGAGCGCCATTGCGCTGCGCGCGGAATCTCGATCGCGCACCGTCTGCGGCTCGTGCTTGGGCGCGGGCAGCGCTGGTGCCGGTGCCGGCACGGCGCCGCCGTCCATGACGTGCTTCACCGCACGCTCGTAGGCGTTGGCCAGCATGCGCTGCTGCAGCGCGCCGCTCTCGGCAGTGCGGTAGGCGTGCAGGTCCAGCATCGACCGCACCAGCACGGTGAACCCGCTGTGGGCCTGGCCCGGCCGCATCTGGCCGTCGACCTCGGCCAGCGCCGGGACGCCCAGGCACATGGCACGGAACTGGCCGGGGTTCGGCGGCCACTGCAGCGCGCTGCGCAGGCAGCTGGCCAGTCCCTCAGCCACCTGACGCGGGGTGATGCCTGACATCACCTGGAACCACAGTTCACCGGCGGTGGTCAGGCTGCCCGCGTTGTTCACCGGGGCAGCGCCGTTCTCGCGCACCCACTTCCCGGGGAACATGCCGGCCATGCGCTCCCACACGGTCCACAGGGCGCTCACCGCGCGCTGGTCCGGGTCAGTGCTGGACGCATTGGAATTCGCCTTCGATGACGTCGCTGCCTGCTCCGACAAAGCCGCCAGTTGCCGCGCGCTGTTCGTGGCGTCGTCGCTCCTCTGCGACGTGTTCGGCAGAACCGAGTTGAGGGTTTGCATTGGGGCCTCCGGGATTGGTGGTGTTCGTCGGCGTTGCGCCGGCGGCTTTTCGGCTTCGAGCGGTCTGGATTGCCCAGGGGAAGGGCTTGGCCACAGGCGGGAATCGGGACAGCCCCTCGGTGACGGTGTCGGCCAGCTCCTGCGGGGTCACGCCTTCGGCCAACGCGGCGATCAGGTCGGGATGGCTCGGGTTGGTCGAATGGCAACCGGCCTGGCGCATCAGCACGCACGCACGCCCCGCATCGGACGCACCGCTCAGAGATCCTTGAGCGTGCAGTGATGTATCTGGAGTAATAGATATGGGGTCTGGGGTCTGGTTACCCGTGTTCACACCTGTGTTCACACCCCCTGTCACGCGTGACTCGCCGTGACTTGTCACGCGTGACAGATGGGCCAAAGTCACGCATTCATCGCCGGTCACATGCGTGACGTGCAGTGCCTTCAGCTCCGCCATCGTGGCCATGCCGCTCGGCACGACGCCAACGTTGCGCAGGTCTTCGAACAACATCGTGCGCCGCGCGCGCGTGCGCGCCTGCCGCTCTGCCTCGGCCTGCTTCCTGTCTTCCCGGCGCCCCTGCCCGTCAGCAATGCGGGCTTGGGCGGTGGCGATCTGCTCGTCGCAGCGCTTGCTGTGGCGCAGGCCGTCGTCGCCCACCGGGAAGTAGCGCTCGGCGACCTTCTTGACCGCGGCCTTGTCGCCTGCGGAGATGGCACCGGCGATGATGTAAAGCTCAGCCAGACTCTCCGGAAGGGCCTGCTCTTCCGCGTAGTAGGCGAGCATCAGCTTGAAGTAGGCGCCGTGCTCGATCAGGGACAGACGTGTGGTGTCCTTGAGGTAGTCGCCGGGGTACATCTCAAAGTAGATCACGCCCTATCCCCCGCGCTGCGCAGCAGCGGCGCCATCGGCATCGGCTCCGGGGCACGGCCTGGAACCGGATTCCTGGGCACATCGGACATGCACAGCGCATCGGCCAGGCTGCGACGCCAGCGGAACGCGGTAGCGCGGCTGACGTTGAACCGGTCCTGCACCTGCTGGACGGTGGGGAAGTTGGTGCAGCGCGTGGTCACCCAGAGCGCGAAGTCGATGACGATCTTCGTCTGGCAATGACCATCGAGCGCGGCCTTGCGGCGGTGGTCCGGCGCAGGCGAGCTGACTGGCGCGTCGCAGAGGCTGCTGGTGCGCTGCGCGCCGCACACGGTTCCCAGGCTGGCGAGCGGGTTCATACCGTCTCTCCTGCACGGCCTGCAGCCGTAACGTGGCGGCCGAGCGCAGAAGACAGCGGCTGGAGCGCCGGCATCCTGCCGCGCGCAGCTGCCGGATCATGTAGGTCCTGCAGCGCGGTCAGCCAGCGGTACGCACTGGCACGGGACAGGCCGAACTCCGCCTGCAGGGATTCGGCCTGCAGCGGCTGCGGCTGCTCTTTGGCCCAGAGGACTACATCCACCATGGGCAGGAGCGGCACCACACTCTCGGGGATGCGACGGCCGGCACTGTCGAATTCGCTGACCACGGCGATTGCCCAGCTCACCATTGCACCGCCGCTCATCGCTGCGCACCCTGCACCGCTCGCGGCGCCAGATCCTGCAGGTGGCCCGACACGTAGCGCTTGGCCGTCACCAGCTCCGCCTCGAGCTGACCGATCTCGTCCAGCGCGCGACGCAGCTCAGGTATGTCCTTCGGGCAGATGCGGCCGTCAGCCAGGACGTTGGTGATCGCTTCGAGCGTGTGACCGAACTCCACCGACAGGCGGGCCACAGCCAGCACGCCGGCATGCGGCTCCATCATCGGGATACGGGCACCGAGAAAGCCATAGCGCTGGGCCAGTTCGCGCGAACAGGCGTCGCGCCAGTGCGGCGGCAGCGCGCGAACCCACGACTCTTCCAGATCAACGGGCATCTTGACTGTGCCATTGCGGATGCGGGCAATGAGCTGGCCGTTGGACTTCAGCGCTTTTTCGGTGCTGTCGGCGTCTACACCGACATGGAAGTGCAGGATGCGCTCGGCTGGCGCTACGTCCGCCATGTATTGCTCGGCGATCGCCTGGGCCAGGCTGCTATCGGTGTGGCCGCTGTTGCGGATGGCGTCGGTCGTGTGGCGGAACACCACTGCGGACCGGGGCTCGTGGTACTGAGGATCAGGCTTCATTTACGCACCTCGGGAGGCGATGCAAAGTGGTCGCCATGGACAGGACGACCGAAATTCAGGGATTGGGTGGCTTGCGGTTCGCAGCTCAGCGCTCAGGTGAGAACGCGATTACGCCGCGTCGACCGGCACGATCCGGTCAGCGTCTGGGTCGGTCTCCGAGCAGGGGAGTTCGCCGAAGATGTCAGGCCGCAATTCATGCCTCGAGACTTGGGTCATCGCCTCGATCGACAGGATGTGGTGCGCGGCAACCGGCCGACGGCCTGTGCGCCATTGCGAAACCAACGCGGGGTGAACCTTGAGCAGGCGCGCTAGTGCGCCCTGCCCTCCTACCGCGTCGATGGCCTTTTGGATCGGTACCACGGGGTGGTTGGGCTCGTTCATGCGCCAAACATAGCAGTGCTATTTACCCATGTAAATAGCATCGCTGTTCGTTTTCCTGAACACCTTCAAATAGCATCGCTATATGCCTAGGCCAGCCAACCCCAAGACCGCTGAAGGCCGCGCTATCGCGGAGGCCATCACCCGCGCCGGCCTGACCCAGGCGCTGGTTGCCGAGCGACTGGAGGTCACCCCCAGCTTCATTTCTCAGTTTTCGACTGGCTTGCGACCAGTGCCCTGGGACAAGGCAGAGGCTTTGGCCGATGTTCTCGGGCTACAGCCCCAGGAAGTAAGCGCTGAGTACGCTCGCCTCATGGACAGTTTCGGCACGTCTCAGGTTGCGAGACTTAACGCCGATATCGTCGTGGCCGCCATCGCTGTGGTGCGCAAGGCTCTAGATCTGGCCACAGGCGAGACATTCGATGTCGAGCAATCGCCCGATCTGTTTGCCCAGGCGCTGCGCGTTGCACTTGCTGCGGATTTGAGGAAACAGGGGAAGCGTACAGATGGATCTCGATCAGGAGATGGACAAGCTGGCTCAGCTGATCGCGCTGCGCGCGCAGCGGAAGATGGGCGACAAGCCCAAGCTCACGGTGGTCGGAAGCGTAAAGCCGGCTGAGCTGCCGGCTACAGCACCTGATGGAGTCAGCAGGAAGATCACGCACTCGGCGGTCCGCATGGACGTCGTACTTCGTGAGTCCCACTGCCGGATGATCCGGCACTTTCAGAGACGTTGGGGCTCTCCCATGCAGCTCCTGATCGACCAGGCTTGTTTCGGTTACATGGGCATCGAACAGCTTCCGGATGATGACCTGATCCAGCTGCATAAGGACTTGGAGCGCGCCGAAGATTGCCTGCGGGACGGCGTCAGCTTTGAAGATGCCGGCTTACTCCGCAGCCGCTATGGTTAAGAGGCATGACCAATGAGGAAGTATTTTTCTGCCGCTGGGATCGTGGTGCTCGCCCTTTGTGGGTGCGTCAACGCAAGCAACCCTAGCAACGATCCTGCGCGCGCCGCGGCTGCCCGTGCTTCTGCATCGGCAGCCGAGGCTGCGACAAAAGCTCAAGAGGCCATCGACACGCTCAAGGGATCAACGGCCGAACTGTGCGAAGGCGAATCTACTGCTGCCGAGCGCATCATGAAGGCAAGGCAGATGGGCACACCGATGGCTACCGTCATGGCTACTGCAACGAAGTATGGTGAGCCGTACGTGGGCTTCGTCCACAAGGCCTATGACCTTCCTCGCTTGACCAGTGAGGCCGCCAAAGACGTGGTCACGGGGGAGTTTAGAGACGCTGCATACAGCGACTGCCTCAAGCGTTGGGAATTCTGATTTCTTAACGGATTCAGAAATTCATTGAGACAAAAACGACTCGTAAACAGCATCGCTATTGTAAAGGTTAGATAGCAGCGCTATTGTTCCGTCATCGGCAGCCGCCGGAACGGAGACCTAGCAATGCCCCTGACCCTCAACACCAAGCGCACCGCCCGCGTCGGCCTGGCCGCCTTGGCGTGCTTCACCGCCCTGGGCGTGGTTGCTTGGGCCACCCCCACCGATGCACCCGCCGCGGCTACAGACGACGCGCCGAACGGGCTGGTGATCACCAGCCCCCGCATCTGCGCCGCCCTGGCTGTGTATGAGCTGGCCGCCAGGGACGATTGGGCACTGCGTGCCACCGTCGCCAACACGACCCTCAACGCTTTCCGCGATGCAGACCGGGTGCCCGACTGTGCGGCAGGCGTCACTGCGGCGCTGACGCAAAACTTCGAGCCGGCGCGCTGGCAGCTTTCCCTCGACGCGGCCGATGCCGTCCTGAGCGGCTCCTATGAGATTTCCCCGGCGGCATGCGTCCGGGCCAATGCGGTTGTCCCCCTGTCGACCGCAGACGGCAAAGAGCCGAGCACC